ACGGCAGGCGGGACAGGAGGGAGTTCACCGGGCCGACCCCGGAGGCGGCGCTGGGCAAGCGGGAAGCGTTCCTTGCCCGGCGCCGCGACGGCTTCACCCTGCCCCGCGGCCGCCAGCCCACCGTCAGCGAGTGGGTGCTGCACTGGGTGCACACCACGGCGAAAGCGCAGGTTGACCCGAACACGTGGTACCGGTCCTACCGGCAGAAGTGCGAGGACTACATCGCCCCGTACTTCGAGAAGATCCCGCTGGCCGAGCTGAGCGTGGAGGACATCGAGGACTGGCATACGGCGCTGTCTGAGCGGCCGTCGCAGCGCGGCGGGACGATCTCGGCGTCGACGATCACGACGGCGCACCGGATCTTTTCCAGCTGCCTGAAGGAGGCGCTGAAGCGGCGGCGGATCCCGTTCAACCCGTGCTCGGTTGTAGCACCGCCGAGCTCGGACCGGGCCGCGCCGGAGCCGCCGTCAGCGGACGAGCTCGACATGGTGCTCGCGGCGTGCGCCGAGTGGCCGAACGGCGCCCGGTGGGTGCTGGCGATCACGACGGGGCTGCGGCAGGGTGAGGCGCTGGGCATGCGGTGGCGGGACGTGCGCCTCGCCGATCCGGCGTCGGTGACGGTGCGGCAGGCGCAGAAGCGGATCAGCGGCGAGTTCGTGTACGGGCCGCCGAAGTCGAGGAAGTCACGGCGGTCGGTGCCGCTTCCGGCGGTCGCCGTGGCCGCGCTGCGTGCGCACCGGGGCGCGCACGTCGCCGACATCGGCGGCCTGGTCTTCACCCGCCCGGGCGGGCTCGCGGTCCACTCGCGCAACGACTGGGGCGACTGGCAGGCGCTGTTGCAGAGCATCGGGCTGCCGCCGTATCGGACGCATGATCTGAGACATGCATTTGCGACCGAGCTGCTCGAGGCGGGCGAGGATCCCCGCGTTGTTCAGGATCTTCTTGGCTGGTCGACTGCGGCGATGGCGGAGCTTTATGTGCACGTCCGGCCGCTCTCGCACCGGCGCGTGACGGAGCGGCTCGACAAGCGGTTCGGCGGCTAAGCTCGCCTCGCATAGCTTCTTGTACGCCTCGACGGCTTCGTTGAGCACGACGGACAGTTTCACGTCGCGGCGCTCGGCTTCGGCGCGCACCCATGCCGAAAGCTCGGCTGGCGGGTGCCAGCCGAGCAGCGGCGTCTTGTTCCTGCCTGCCATCAGGTGGCGGCAGGCTTCACGCGGATGTCGAGGATGATCTGCACGCACTTGGCGCGGGCTTCCATGTCGCCGCCCGTCAGCGCGCGGCGGCACAGGTCCGCGATCATCGTCACGCCCACGTTCGCGGTCTTCAGCTCCAGCGCCGCGATGTCGTCGTCGGTGACCTCAGCCTGGCAGCGGTCGCAAACGAGATCCCACAGCTCGCCCTCGAGGACTTCCACGGCAGGATATTCGCGGGGGTCGCGCTGAAGCTCGAACCGATTGCGGCAGAGGCCGCAGGTGTCGGTGATGGAACCGGGGACGAATATGGTCACTTCCGTGCCTCTCTCTCGTGTAGTTACTACTTTAGCGGAGGTAGTAACTACTGTCAAGCGGCTAGCCCGTCTCCTCAATGCCGAACAGCGCTTCCTGCCCGTCTGCCACGGGCGGCGGCTTGGGCACGTCCAACAGCTACACGCACCTATGCACATGCGTGCGGGCCGGAAATCGGCGCTGGCTGGCATCGTGGCTGGCAAACGAAAAGGGCCGGTACTGTCGTACCGGCCCTGACCTGGAGCCGCCTCGGGGAATCGAACCCCGGCCCTACGCATTACGAGTGCGCTGGTGCACTACTGTTCACAGGTGAACGGTGGTGCACACATGCACTGTAGCACGTTTCCGGCGCTCCGCTTGTGTGCACACATGTGAACGCCTATGCTTATTCCAGGCTGGCAACGTGGCTGGCAATACGGAGGATGCGTGAAAGCCTGTGAATGTCCTATCTCTCTTCTCCGGCATCGGCGGCCTCGACCTCGGCCTCGAGCGCGCTGGGATGACGATCGCCGGGCAGGTCGAGATCGACCCGTGGTGCCGGAAGGTACTCGCGAAGCACTGGCCGGAGGTGCCCAGGCATGACGACGTGCGAACCGCTGCCGGATGGTGGGGAGGACGAGCCGCTGACCTTGTTTGCGGCGGATTCCCCTGCCAGGACATCAGCGACGCTCACACCAACGGCGTTCGTTCAGCTCTCGCTGGTGCCAAATCCGGGCTCTGGCGCTACTTCGCCGCCATCGTCGGCGCGCTCAGGCCGCGATGGGTCATCGCCGAGAACGTTGACGCCTGGCGCCGCTGGGTGCCCGGTGTGCGGGCCGATCTCGCCGGACTCGGGTATGCCTCCGTGCCGCTGGAAGTGTCGGCCGGCTCGCGCGGCGCTCCCCATGAGCGCCCGCGAGTCTTCGTGGTTGCCAACGCCGACGGCGAAGGCGAATCATTGCGCGCCATCCATGCGCAAGTGGCCGGCCTATGCCCGGTTCCAAGAACTCGCGGGGACTGGCGGCAGCCCTTCACCGGACCTGTTCGAGTGGATGATGGGCTTCCCTATCGGATGGACCGGCTGCGAGGACTCGGAAACGCCGTCGTTCCCCAAGTCGCCGAGCACATTGGACGGCTGATCACGGCTGCCGCTCCGGGCGCCTGACGAACGTCCCGCGTCCCGGCACGGTCACCAGCAGCCCTTCATCCGACAGCACCCGGACGGCACGGCGGACGGTCATGGACGATAGCCCGAACTCGGCTTGCAGCTCGATCAGCGCGGGGATTTTCCGCCCCGGCGCGTACTCCCCTGAGCGGATCCGCGCGCGGAGGATCGCGGCGAGCTGCTCGTACGGGAACTCCGGTGCGCCGTGGTTGATCGTCACAGGATCAATGCTTAGTGTGCGCGCGTGTTCACAGGCAACTCTCCGCATGCACTTGCGTGCGCTCGTGCGCTCGTGCATGCTAGCGGGCAGAGAACCGCAGTCAAGGGGGGGATACAGGATGGGCCCGATCATCCCGGAAGAGATGCGCCCGGCCGGGGGCGCGCAGGCCATGAACCCTGGTTACATCTGGGTCGTCTATCCGCGGGATTCCGCGGTCGCGATGGTTGCGACCGGCATGAACGACAGCGAGCGGGAAGCCCGCAGGTGCGTGGAGTCCGTTCTCGGCACCGCCGAGCATGCCGGGTTCGGGGTGGTGATCGCCCCGGGCGGCAAGCACGATGTCTGCCGCCGCGCCGGCGCGGGATTCCACTGGGCGCCGCTGTATCCGGAGCTGGCGTCGTGAAGGCCGTGCTCGGCGCGGCCGTCGTGATCGCGATCGTGGCGGCCGTCATCTGGTGGGCCGACGCGGTGCACGGCTGGCCGCAATAGCTGGACTCAACTGAAGAAGGCGGGCCGCGGGGGGTGTTGAAGCACCCTCCGCGGCCCTTGACCCCCAACCTGCCGAAACAGGCGGAGGCCCATATGGAAAATACATCGCGCCACTCCCGGCGCACTAGTCACGAAACCGTCAATCCTGCGCGACGCTGGCCGCTGATCCTCATCGCCCTGCCCGCCGCGGTCGCGATCTGGGCCGGATGGGTCGGCCTCGGCGGCATGTGCGGGTTCGGCGTCGTCCAGCCGTTCCCCGGCATCGTCCCGTGGCACCTGAACACGGCGATCACGCTCCCGATCGGTGTCGAGGCGTACGGGGCCTTCGCGCTGGGCGTGTGGCTGCGCCCGGACGCCCTGCCGAGGCGGGCCCGGTCGTTCGCCAAGAGGTCCGCGATCGGTGCCCTGGCGCTCGGCATGGCGGGGCAGGTTGTCTACCACCTGCTGTCCGCCGCGGGGCGTACCCGGGCGCCGTGGCCGGTGGTCGTGCTCGTCTCGTGCATGCCGGTCGCGGTGCTCGGCCTGGCTGCCGGGCTGACGCACCTGCTGCGCGCTGTACCCGCCGCGAAACCGGAGCCTCCGGCCGTACCCGAGTCGTACCCGGCCGAGCCGGTGCCGCCGTCGCCCGACGCGGAGTTCGACCGGCTGCTCGACTGGCTGACCAGCGACAGTAACGGCGTACCCGGCGTACCCGAGTTGCACCGCGACGCCGCCGCGAAGTTCGCCGGCGACCTCCTCGCCGGAGAGCTGCCGAGCATCCGCGTCATCCGCAAAGAGCTGAGCGTCGGCCAGGACAAGGCCACCGAGGTACAGGCGTACCTGCGCACTTTGAACGGGAGTACCTCTCATGCCTGACGAGCCGCCCGGCCGTCCCGCTACCCCGGGCGGGACGGCCGGGCTCGAGCGCTGGCGGCCGATCCCGGGCCACAAGGGCTACGAGGCGTCGAGCCTCGGCCGCGTCCGCTCGGTGCCGCGCACGCTGCGGGACGGCCGCGCAGCGGGCGGCGTCGTGCTCGCGCAGCAGGAGGACCGCGACGGTTACCTGACGGTCAAGATCCGCGGGAAGCGGTGCCGGGTGAACATCCTCGTGCAGCGGGCTTTTGCGGGAGAGCCGCAGGTCAGACACCTTGACGGGGACCGGGAGAACAACAGGCCAGAGAATCTGGCCTGGGGTTCGGGGGTTGAGAACGAACGGGATAAGAGGGGCAAAAGGGAAAGAGAAGAACTGGAGAGGTATATGTGCCACCCTCCCGTCCCTCTTGTCACACCTCCTGTAACTAGGGGGTCGCATGGTCCGTGACCTGCAGATCCTCCTGTTCGTGGTCATCATCTGCTCTGTCGTGATGATCGTCGCGGCGATCCGCAAGGGCGTCCGCACTCATGGCGTTCTCCTGCTGGTCTGGTGGCACCTTTCCGGCCACACATGGAACGGCAAGCACCTCACCGACGCAGGCTGGCTCAGCCCCGCCACCGACAAGGCAGCGAGGACGAACACGGGGCGCACGCGCAGGTTCTATTACCTGCCGCGGGCGCACCGGGCAGCACGCCGCACGGGCCGCTACGTGGTGGCCGTGTTCCTGCTGCTGGCATGGATCAACTGGCCGGAGTGGCAGGCGATCCCGGTCACGGTGCTGATCCTCGGCGCGGTGGCGGCGTATTTCGGCTGGCGGGGCTGGAAGCGGTGGGGTCAGCGGTCCCACTATCAGACGTGGATGCAGCCGCTGCACCTGGCCGCCGCGCGCCAGGTCGGCCTGCCTGACGCGATCGACGCCCGGTCATGGCTGGAGATCGCGCCGGACCGTTCCCGCGTGCGGGCCGCGCTGCCGCAGGGCTATAACCCGACCGCTGCCGATAAGAAGCAGCTGGTGGAGACGTTCACGGCGAAGCTGGGGATGGAGGGTGCCGAGCCCCGGTGGAACCTTGCCGGGCCGAATCCGACGCTCGAGCTGCTTCCGGCCGCGTCGCCGCCTCCCCGCCTGGTGCGCCTCGAGGACGTGCGCGAGGCGATCGACGACGCCGGGCCTGACGAGCTGGTGTGGGGCATCGGCCAGCGCGGCGCGGTCGTGAAGACGTCCCTGTCGGGCGACTCGCCGCACATCGGCCTGTCGATGGGGTCGGGGGCAGGCAAGAGCCGCACGGCGCGGTCGCTGGCCGCGCAGATGGCTTACCGGGGCGCGGTGGTGCTGATCCTCGATATCAAGTGGATCAGCCACCAGTGGGCGAAGGGCCTGCCGAACGTGGCGATCGTCCGCCGCCCCGAGGAGATCCACGCGGCGCTTATCTGGCTGGCGGTGGAGCTGCAGCGGCGGAACGAGGAGGCGGAGAAGAGCGCCGACATGGAGGGGAACATCCACGCCGACCTCGGCGCCCGGATCTTCGTCATCGCCGAGGAACTGAACGCCACCGTGTCGCAGCTCCGCAAGTACTGGCGGCAGGTCCGCACGCCTGATGACCCCGTGCGCTCCCCCGCGCTCGACGCGCTCGACGCCGTGTCGTTCATGGGCCGCCAGGTGAAGTGCAACGTGGTCTACATCGCGCAGCGGCTGTCTGTGCGCGCGGCTGGCGGTGACGGTGACGCGCGGGAGAACATCGGCTGTGTCGCGCTGGGACGTTACTCTCCGTCGAACTGGAAGATGCTGGCGCCGGATTTCCCGATGCCGCCGAAGTCGATGCAGCCGGGGCGGCTGCAGGTGGTGACGGACAAGGTGACGGAGGTTCAGTGCCCGAACGTGTCGGCGCGGGAGGCGCGGGAGCTGGCCGGGGCGGGCGAGGTGTCGTTCTGTCCGGCGGAGATGCCGGGGTCTCTTGTTATAGCCGGGCGCGCGGAGGTAATTTCCGGGTCTGACCATGGGGTTGTTATTGATACACCCCCCGTTCCGGAGCTTTCCGGGCCGGTGCTTGTAACACTCGCGGAGGCGGTCAAGGCGGGCATTATCGACCGGTCGCTGGCCGCTGTCCGCATGGCGCGGCACCGTCACCAGCTTCCCGAGCCTGCCGGGCAGCGGGGGACCGCTTACCTGTATGACGCCGAGGATCTAAGGACGTGGGACCTTGCGAGCCGCTGAATGAACTGGCTACTGGTGGTAATCATCGCGGTCGTGGTCATCTGGCTGTGGCAGGTGCTCGGCTGGCTGGGCGCCGCCCTGGCCGCGGCCGCTGGCGTCGCGGCGTTCCTGATCCGGACGCGGTACTGGCCGTACGGTCCATGCCCGGCGTGCACGGGGCGCCGCGGGAAGGGCCCGCTGTCGACGGATAGCGCGTACAACCGGCGCTGTAAGTGCGGCGGGAAGGGTGAGCGGATCCGCCCGCTGGCGCTGATCTGGCCGAAGCACCGCGCGGAGGCGCAGCGGCGGCGGGACGAGGTACGGAAGCAGCGGGAGGCGGGGAAGCTATGAGCGGCGCGCACGGCACGTGGCAGCAGACAGGCGGAGGAGGCGGGGGCGGCGGCCTGGTGCTGGCCGTGATCGGCGCGGCGATCCTGCTCGGCTCGGGCGGGGCGGCGATTGCCAGCGCGATCGTCACGGTGGTCATTGCCCTGCTGGTGACGGTCTTCCTGTGCGCGGCCGGGGTCGCCGCGTTCCTGGTGTACCGGGCGCGGCACCCGCGGGCGGAATTCACCCCGTACGCGCCGGTGACCGTGCACCGGCTGACCGTGCCCGCTGAGCGGCCGGTGCTGCAGCCGCAGCGTCAGGCGATCGGGGCGCCCGTCGTGCGACTGGACGACGACCAGCTCGACGACCTCGCCGTACGGCTGGCCGGGATCTTGCGGCAGCGGGATGAGCGGTAACCTACCGTCGGCGTGCTCGCGCCCTCGTCCCCTGAAGGAGTCCCGTGGATCGTCTTGTCCTGCTGCGCCTGGTGACGGGTGTGCTGGCGCTGGTGGCGGCGGTGGAGGCGGGGGACGAGGGCGCGGCGAAGCTGGCTGCCGCACTAACAGAACAGATAGAAGGGTGAAGAGATGAGCTGGGCAGTCGGATATGACAGCAACTGGAAACGCGACATAGGTTACGGCGTCCCTGCGATCTGCGACCGCCCTGGATGCGGCGAGGCCATCAACCGGGGCATGGAGTACGTCTGCGGCAGTGAGCCGTACGGCGGAGACAAGGGCTGCGGCCTGTTCTTCTGCGAAGGCCACCTGACCGGCTGGCGCAAGTCGGGAGACCGTCATGTGCGCGTGTGCGGTCGCTGCGACAAGAGCCGGGCACCGTACAAGCCCACCCCGGATACCAGCGACTGGGTCGAGTGGAAGCTGACGGACGAGTCGTGGGGCCTCTGGCGGGGCGAGAACCCGGCGGCAGTCGAAGCCATGCGGGCCACGCTCGCGCCCTAGCGCGGCGAAGCTGGCTGCCGAGGTGGCCGGGATGCTGGGAGGATGAGGGGATGAGCCTCGAATACGACATCGTTTGCGATGGCTGCGGGAACGTGATCGACGGTTCCAGTGTTTCGGCGGCGGTGGCGCGCGAGCAGATCCGCCGCGAGGGCGGCCGGGCGGGGCTTCCCGGCGGCCGGGACCTCTGCCCGCTGTGTGTACGCGACGGGGCCGCCTAGCCCGGTATCTCCCCGATGTTCGCGATGAGCATCGCCACGTTGCTTTCCATCTGCGTCTTCAGCTTCTTCAGGTCCACGGGCGGCTTAGGCGGCGCCACAGGCTGCCAGAACGACGCGTCGAACACGAGCGACTCGTCATAGTCCCCGCCGGTGAGCTGCGCGCCCTTGATCTGATTCGCGATCACGTGCGGGTACTGCGCCGGGCCGAACAGCGTCCCGTCGAGGGTGGCGATCCACAGCCAGTAGTCCACGCCGAGCACCTGCGAGCCGGTGAGGCGGCGCACCTCGGGGATTGTTGACACATTGCAGTAGACGACGGCATCCTTCCGCCCCGCGTGCGCGTTGTGGTCCTTGACCCACTGCTCGAGGCTGCCGCCCTTGTCCCCGGTCTCCCAGTCCCGCACCGACGCCCACGGCGCGGCCCCGGTCACGTCGATCGACACGTGGCCGTACCTGTCAGGCGGGAAGCGGGCGTCCATCTGCTGCTGCGTGACCACGCCGAGGTGCCCGTTGGCGTACGCGGCGGCGATGTTCACGGTCAGCGGGATGGCGGCGAGGTTCGTGCTGTCGCCCATGATGCGGGTCACTGGTCTAGTCCTCCTATAGCGGTGCCGCGGTGACGGTCCAGCTGTCAGCCGCAATGGCCTGCACGGCGCCGGTCCCGGTCCATTCCGCTGTCCACGTCCCGGTCTTGCCGGTGGTGTCGAGCTCGGCGGAGTAGACGCCCGTGCTTACCCGCGTGATGCGCGCGTCCGGGTAGATGATGGTCACTGCGGAGCCGCTGCCGGGCAGGTACTTGAGGGTGATGGTGGTCGGGTCGGTGGCCAGGCCCGTCGAGGTGGCCGTGAACGTGGCGGTGCTGGTGACCAGCCCTCCGGCCATGAATGTGGTCATAGGTCGCTCACTATGGTTACCGTCCCGGCTAGGACGTCGCTGATGGCTACGGTGCCCGCGAGGGCGTCGCTGATCGTCACCGTCGCGGCGAGGACGGCGCTGACGGCCACGGTGCCCTGCTGCGCGATTACAGGGGCGGCGGGGGGCGGGACGACCGGGCGGATCGCGCCGCGCCGTGCTGGCGGGAGGCGGTGCCGTGTGGACGCCGGGCGGGTGAACGACGGCCACGCCTGCCCCTGATTGCCCTGCGGCCATGCGGGATCGAACCGGCGGCGGCGGGACGGCAGCAGCCGCATGCCGCGACGGTCGGGAGTCAGCGGCTGGCGCAGGAACTGCGGCCACGCCTGCCCCTGATTCGCCTGCCCCCAGCCCGGATCGAACCGGCGGCGGCGGGACGGCAGCAGCCGCGCCGGGGTGCGCAGGCTCCCCGCCGGGCGTAGGAACTGCGGCGGCGGAATAGGCGGCGGCGGGAACCATGGCGGGTCGAACCGGTGCCCCCGCTGCACCGGCAGCCGCAGGCCCCGCCGGTCCGCCGTGCGGGACTGGCGCAGGAACTGCGGCCACGCCTGCCCCTGATTGCCCTGCGGGATAGCCGGGCCCCACGTGCGCCGCCCGGAGGGCAGCAGCCGCGCCGGGGTGCGCAGCGCGCCTGCGGGACGGATTATCCGCGGGACGGGCGGAGGGATGACGGCATTCGGCGGGGGGCCGTAGAACGCCCCGCGCCGTATGCGCAGATGCCGCCATCGCCTCACCGGCTGCTATTCCTCGATTTCGAACGCCGCGGTGTACAGGTGCGCCGTGGGCAGCGCGTTCCCGATGTTGAAGAACGCGAAGCCGTTCCCGCTGGCCGCGCCGCAGTAAAGCTCCTCGAGCAGCTCCCAGGGCAGGTCGACGCCGCTCTGGGTGTTGAAGGTGGCTTCCCACGAGTAGTTCGCCAGTGCCGTCCCTGCCAGCGTCGGGGTCGTCGACCAGGCCGAGTCGAGCGCGACGTTCGTCGCGAAGCTGTTGTTGTCCAGCTTGTTCAGCGCCGCGGTCGTCGTCTGCGTGCCCCGCGCCGTGCACCGGATCGCCGCCACCGATACCTGCTGGCTGGTCGGGGCGCCGGTCCCGGCACGGACGCCGAGGGTGATGCGGCGCACCCGGAACGCCGAGCCCGCGGTGAGCACCAGCGAGCAGAACAGGCCGCCCGTGGTCGCCGAGTTGGAGTTGATGCCCGTGCCGAGGGCGGTGGCGCTCTCGGTCACGCCGTTGAACCTTGCCATTCTCTCTCCTTAGAAGAAACCAGTGTTCTGGCTGATGAGATACGGGACGGCGGCCGCCGCGGCGGCCGCCGGGGTGAACGACGCGGCGGCGGCCGCCCAGTTCGTGACGGACGACGCGGTGGTGGAGTTGGAGCTGGTGGTGGTGTAGCTGAACTGGCCGAAGTTGCTGGCAACGTGATCGGTAAGCCCGTCGCTGAACGCCGTGCCCGCGTTGCTCGTGCTGTAGGTGAACCCGTAGACCGTGAAGTCGCTGGAGCTCGCGCCGGGGTTGGTCACGTTCCACGTGCCGGTCCCGGTGGCGGTCCCGGTGGCGGGCGACTGCGAGGTGGCCGCGCCGCTGACCTCGATGTACCCGACCGCGAACGGGCTGGTGCCGGAGATCGTGGCCCCGGTGACGCCGGACGGGCAATTCGGCAGGAAGAACACGGCGTGGAAGTTGCCGCCGATGCCCGCCGAGTAGGCCGCCTGCGTGCACGAGTTGCCGGACGCCGAGCACGTGTCGCCGGAGGAGTTGGTGACGTCGAAGATGATCAGCAGGTTTCCCGCCGTCACCGTCGAGCCGAACGTGACGGACCCGGAGAAACCGCTGTTGGCGCCTGACTGCACGACAGTGAAGCTCACCCGGGCCCTCCTAGGGGTGCTTGCTCAGCGCGAAGACGACCAGCGTCGCGACCGCCCCGGACAGCGACCCGCCGAGCATGCAGCCGCCAAGCAAGAGGTATTTGAACCGCTCTAGCGAGCGGAGCCGTATCTCGTGATCGGTCATGGTTGTCTGTCCTGTGTCGAGCCTGCCGTCAATACGGGCGGTGAGGGTAGCGACCTGCGTCGACAGCGTGGTCATCGCCGAGTGCGCGGCCTGCTGCTGGTCGTAGACGTCCCGCAGCGTGATCTCCATGCCGCCGGTCACGGTTCCCCCTTGTCCGGCGCGTGCGGGTGCCGTTCGCCGGTGACGTGCTCGTGCAGGTCGGCGGCGATCTTGTGCGCCGCGGCGGCCATCCGCCGGATGTCCTCGATATCCGCTTTCTCGCCGACCAGCCTGCGCCAGCCCTTCCTGACGGGCTTCTGCAGCAGCAGCGTCGCCACGACGGCCACCACCGACTGCAGCGGCATCGCCGACACGTTGCCGCCAACGTAGTTCCAGTAGGAGTGCCAGAGGTGGATCATGCGATCTGCCAGAGGACGAGCGCCGACCCGGCGTGCACGATCGTCGCGGTGCCGTTGCTGGTGCCCTGCGCCCACTTGAACTGCAGGGTGCCCGCCGTGGTGGACGTGAGGACGGTGCCCTCGGCGACCAGTGTCCGGCTGTTGCCCGCTCCGTTGCTGCCGAACGTGGGCGTGCCGGACTGGTCGGTCGGCGTGCCGACGTCGGCCGCGCCGGAGGTGTTGAGCGCCAGCCGCTCGTAGGACATGGTGGTTCCCGTGGGCACCGCCCAGCCGATCTTCATGTCCGCCGAGCCCTGCGTGCCGCCCTCGTACTTGATGTACATCTTGAAGTAGTAGGTGGCGGAGGCGAGCACCGATACGAACAGCGCGGAGTCGTTCGTCAGCACCGCGCTCGAGGTGATCGACTGGTCGGCGGACTTGTACGCGGCCAGCGGTGCCACGGCCTGGACCTCCGACGCGGTGATGCGGGAGCCCGCCGCGATCTTGTTCAGCGCTGTCAACTGGCCTCCTAGGTGAGCGCGTAGACGGGCGGGAACCAGAGGCGCACGTCCGCGCCGCTGGCCTGTGCTTTGGTCACGCCGTTGACGCCGCGGGTGACAGTGAAGGTCTGCGGCGAGCTGCCGCCGGTGATGTTCGTGACGGTGATCCGCTCGCCGCCGACCGCGATGTCGAACGGGAAATCAGCCGCCGCCGTCGTCCACAGCGGCGTGCTGCTGCTCGTCGTGGCCACTGACAGCGATGTCGCCCCGGACGTCGCGGAGGAGGCCAGCGTCGACCCGTCCGTGTCCGCCCGGCCGTACACCGCATCGTCGTAGATCGCCGTCTCGTACGGCGACTCCGGCGCGCACGACCATTCGAGCTCGTGGAAGAACCCGCCGAGCGACTCTTTCACCTGGAGGACGAGCTGCTTCACCGGGTCATAAGTGACCAGGTTCAGCATGTTGATGATCTGCGCGTAGTCGCCGATGTCCGCCCCGGCCAGCGTGTAATACAGGCTGGTGACGGCGGACCGCGCCAGGTTCAGCGGGATCACCGGCCACCGCGCCTCGTTGACGGTGCCGATGTGGACGATCCACCCGGCCACGCCCGGCACCAGCGCGTCGGATTCCAGGCTGGCCGTCAGGCTGCCCGCGTAGTCGCCCGCCCCGGCCGGCGGGTTGCTGACCGACATGACAGAGCCGTCGCTGAGCGTGTAGCGGACCGATGCCCCGGAGGTGGTGCCGCCGCCCCGGGTGACGGTGGCGTCGTTGCAGATGTACCGGTCGTCGTACACCGGCTCGAGCATCGTCGCCGAGCTGGTGCCGCCCGCCTGCGCCAGCGAGTAGTCGACCGTCGCAGTCACCGCCTGGCCGCACATCGACGCCAGCGTGCGGTAGGCGAGGCCGAGGCAGGCTCGCGGCTCGAACTGCTGGCCGCGGTCAGAGTCCTCGCATTCCTGCAGCAGCGACGTCAGCGACGCCGCCGACTGATAGCCCATCTGCTGTGTCGTGTTCACCGCGCCTATGACCCGCGCCTGGAATCCCTCTTCCCCGGCGAGGCGGCCGTAGCGGACCCCGGCGGGCTCGCCGAGCCACGCGTTCAGCGGGCCCGTGGTCGTGCTGTCAGGGTTCACGTAGCTGGACAGCGCCGAGATCGCCGTCACGGCGGGCAGTACCGCGAAGTGGCCGAGGACGGTTCCCGTAAGCTTGCCGTCCGGGTTGAGCTGCACGCCGGTCACCGCGCCGAGCGTCCCGGCCACGGAGGCGGGGGTGCCCGTGAGCGTCGCGCCGTTCGGCTGCACGGCCAGGATGTTCCCGGTCACGTTGCCGCCGGAGGCCGTGAGCGTCACCTGCACGGCCAGCGCCAGCCCGTTGATGCCGGAAATTACCGCGGTGATCACCGGGGTGCCCGCCGAGTTGTAGCAGAACAGTTCCAGCTGGCCGCCCCCGGCGGTGTTGTATACGACATCCATCCAGGCGATGGTTCCGTTGGTCGGGATGTGGGCGACGATCGTCGCGTTGGCCTCGCCTCCGGCGGGGACCTGGCAGCAGAACCGGGCGTCGTTCGCCGTCCACGACCCGGAGTAGGACACTGCGCCGTAGAAGTTCGCGCCGCTGGTCACGGGCAGCGCCGACGAGCCGGGGAACGCCGACGAGTTCGCGAGCTTCGGGGCGCCGCCGAAGCCCATCGGGAACCCGCCCGTTGCGGAGCCGAGCGACACCGCGCCCGTCCCGTCCTCCATCGGCCAGTAGGCGGCCACGGCCGGGGCGGACGGCACGCTGTAATAGCGGCGCACGGGCGAGTTCAGCGGCGCGGAGCGCTGGCCGATCCGGCGCAGCAGCCCGCCCGCAGTCACCGGCACGTACACGTCGGTGGCGGTGACGTCCCATTTCGGCGGCAGCGAGGACATCTCGCCGTGATAGCGGTAGTCCCTCGAGCTGATCTCGGCGGTGCCGGACAGGGTCCACGTGTTCGACTGGGCGTCGGCGAAGCTCGTCGCGCCCGCCGACTGCGAGCTGAACACCGGGTCGGCCTTCGTGGTGCCGCCGATGCCGGACAGCAGCCGGAACTCGAACACGCGCCCGTTCATGCCGGAGTAGGCGCTGTGCGGGTCGGTGACCACGTAGCCCGTCGAGTAGCCGACGCTGACGGCCGCCGCGGAGTTGAACAGGCTGGTGATCGTGCCGCTCGTGGTGACCGCGGTCCCGAGGATGGTCCAGCTCCCGGCGATCGACGACGCGGTGTAGAAGGTCACCACGTGGTTGCCGCTGCCGTCGTTCAGCTTCAGCGTCGCCTTCACCGCGATCCGGTGCTGCACCGGGAGCGGCAGGGTCGACGTCGACGTGTAGAGCGTCGTGCCGTCCCAGTAGGTCAGGGTCAGCGTGCCGTCGCCGTTCAGCAGCAGCGCCCACGTCTTGTGCGTGCTGTCCAGCCACTTGCTCGCCAGCACGCACGGCTGCCAGTTCGTCAGCCACATGTCGACCTGGATCTCGGTATCGCCGGTGATGTCCAGGCCCGCGGCGTCCGGGGTGCTCGCATAGCTGACGGAATCCGCCTCGAGGCGCATGTAATTGACCTGTGCCGGGATGGAGAAGCGGAGCGGCGTATTCCGGTTCAGGTACGGGTAGAACGTGCCCAGCGGATTGGCCGGGGAGTACTTTCCGAGGCGGTTGTTCAGCTCGAACGTCGCCGAGGACGGGCTCACGCTGCTCGACTCGTCCGGGCGGCCGCGGGTGATCACCACCGGCGGTGACGTGCCCCCCCGCTGATAAGGGTCGTTGCCTAGGTCCGTCCACGTGCCGTTGATGTTCAGCTCGGCCTTCAGGTCCAGCGGCGTCACCGGGAAGGCCATCACGGACCACCCTGCCCTAGGACGGCCTGCACGTTCCCGCCGCGCACCCGGATCGCGTTGCGCAGCCAGCGGAGCAGCAGGTCGTCGCCGCCGCCGGTGAACTCGATCTGCAGCGCCCCGCCGCCGTACCCGCCGCCGCCGCCGAGCATGCCCGCCGACTGGGCGTTGCTGTAGACCGTCGACCCGTACGGCAGGCGCACCAGCTCCGGGCCGTACTCGCCGACCATCGTGTAGCCGCCCCGCGGGCCGCCGGACGCCGCGCCGGTGATGCCGCCGTGCGCCAGGCCGAAGAACGAGCCGACGCTCGACAGGCCGGAGCCTATCGACTTGATCGCATTGCCGATCGTGTTAATGATCCCGGAGATCTGGTGATACGCCTGCTCGATGGGCCCGACGAGGAGGTCGTAGACCACCGGCCACGCCGCCCGGATCCAGCCGATCAGCGTGCTCAGCCCGGCCTGGATCGTGTGCCAGTGCCGGATGATCAGCACGACCGCCACGCCGACCGGGCCGAGCAGGATCATCAGCGTCTGCTGCCAGTGCGTGCGTATCCAGTCGATCGTCTCGCCCAGCACCCGGGAGATTGTGTGCCAGTGCGCAGTGATGAAGTCGACCGCCAGGCCGATCGGCCCGAGCAGGATCGGCAGCACGAGTCGCCAGTGGCCCTTCAGCCAGTCGAACACCTCTTCAGCGGTGTGCAGGATCCAGCGGAACGCGTCGCCCGCGACGACGCCCACCTCGTGCACGATGTCCCTGAACAGCGCCGAGTGCTTGTATGCCAGGATCAGGCCCGCCACCAGCGCCGCTATCGCCAGGATGATCAGGCCCACCGGGTTCAGGTCGAGCTCCAGGTTCAGCGCCTTCTGTACGACCGCCCAGATCTCGGTTGCGATCATCGCCGCCTTCACCGCCAGCGTGTACGTGCCGATCACGCCGACGAGGGCGGCGATCACGCCGAGCGTGATCTCAACGGCGGTCTTGTTGCGGAGCATCCACTCGCCGAACGACTTCACCACCGGCAGCAGCCGCTCCCCGATGGAGATCATCAGCGCCTCGGCCCACGCTTTGAGCTGAGCGAACACCGTGGCGGTCTGCGCGAGGGTCTGCTTCCACGCGTCGCCGAAGTTGTTCGCGCCCTTCGTGATGTCCGGGTACTTCGACCTCAGCCGGTCCATGTTGCCCAGCAGCACCGCCAGGCCCACCCCGGCCTTCTTCCCGAAGTCGACGGTCAGCTGCTCGCCGACCTTCGTCCCGGTGATCCCCGCCGCCTTGTAATGGTTCTGCAGATCCGTCAGGCCCTTCATCAGGCCGCCTGTGCGTATGTCGTCGGCGAGCTGCTGAAAAGACATCCCCATCGCCTGGAAGTCCTTCTTGCCCTGCGCGGTCGGCGCGGTCATCGCCTGCACCGCCATCCGCAGCTTCGTCGCCGCCTCCATGCCGCGGATGTTCAGGTCGCCGAAGGTGGCCAGGGCCGCGCCGACGTCCTTAAGCGACAGGCCGTACTGCTTCATCACCGGCAGGAGGCCGGTGGAGAACGCCTCGGCCAGGTCCTGCATGTGCATGTCGCCGGTGCCCACGATCGCGTTCAGCGCGCCCATCGCCTGCGCGTAGTTCTTCACCCCGGGGATGCCGGACGCCACCGCCGACGTCAGGGCGTTCGTCACGTCGACGAGGTTCGCGCCGCCGATCCGCGCGCCCTCGGCCGCCACCTTGACGACGGTCATCATCTGCTGGCTGGTCGCGCCCATCGACTGCATGTTGGAGGCGACGTGATAAAGGCTCTCGGCGAGGGAATCCGGGGAGAAGCCGACCTGCGAGGCCAGCGCCAGCATCCCGGCCTTCAGGCCCGCGATCTTGCTCTGCGACACCCCGGCCTGCGTGTGGATCATCTCCATCGACGCGTCGAACTTCGCGGCCATCCGCACCGACTCGACGCCGACGATCGCGAGCGCCGCACCGCCGTACGCGGCGAACCGCGTGAGCGTCGCGCCGAGGCCGGTGGCCTTCGCCTCGGCCTTGCCGAAACCCTCGCCGGTCATGTCCTTAGCCCGGACGATGATTTCCACCACGTTGGGCACTGGTCTATACCTCCTCTCGCGGCGTCCCGAGCGTCTCTATCTTCAGCAGTCTCAGCAGGCTCGCATCCTCCGCGAGCACCTGCGACGGCAGCACGTGGAACCGGTCACAGATCCGAAGCACTAGCTCGGCACGAGCGAGCTCCGGTGGTTTTGTGACAGCGGTTCCATCGGCAGCGACACCTCCACCGAGGTCCCGCCAGAGGGTGAGCCTTTTCCCAGGCCGTCGTCGACGCTGGCGATCGCCTCCATCCACGCCATGATGACCTTCAGCATCAGGTCGAACTTCTGCGAGCCGACCCCTGCCCGGTCAGCGGGCACCGGGTGCCCCCTGCGGGTCAGGTTCCAGCTCACAAGGTTCTCGGCGAACGCGTCGAGCAGCTTCTGCACGCTCTCCGTCCCCTCGGCCGCGGTCGCCTCCTGCGCCGTCGCGGCCAGGCTGGACACGCGCAGGAACTCGTCGACGCTGAGGGATTCGGCGGTCACCTCCAGGCCCTTCAGGTCATCGGCGAAGCGCAACTTGTAGTGCGTCGCCTCGGGCTCGAAACCCATCTACATCTCCTCCGGCTCATGGTCGGGCGCGGGCGGCTCCGGCGCGGGCTCCGGGCCGCCCACGCGGAGCGTAGAGCCGCACTGCGGGCAGCAGGGGAGACCCACCGCGTAAGCCGTGCCGCAGGGCGCGCAATGCCACAGGTCCGGCCTCAGCTCCACGTCGGCACCGTGCCGGTCGACCCCACGCCAGGTGCTTCCCACAGCAGCTCGCCGGACGCGGACCGGGTGATCTTGTAGTCGGTGAACAGCACCGCGCCGTTATTGCTGCCCGCCGACCCCATGTTGAGGTTCTTGCCGTTGGTCGTCAGCAGCACGCACCGGTTCACGCTGGTCGACGGCACCGTCGAGAGCACGGCATGCGCGCCGCTGCTCGCCAGCGTGTCGAACACGCCCTTCAGGTTGATGCTGTAGTCAGCGAGCAGCAGCAGCCGCTCCATCGCCGACTTGTCGATGCCCGTCACGTCCTGCACGGCCCTCGGCGTCGCGAAGTCCAGCTCCGTGATCGCGTTGCGGATGTCCTGACTTGCGTTGGACGAGTCGCCCACTGAAAGCGTCGTCCACGCCAGGCCCGTTACTTTTGTGGCCATCTATTTACCCTTTCCGAAGTGCGAAAACTCTGGATGGTATAGGCTCATCGCATGGGAGCTTTCAGCGGTAAGCAGCACACCGAAGAGACCAGGAAGCAAATTTCCGAGGCGAAGCGCCGGGCGAGCGGCAGGAGCACCGCCCCGCTGGTGCCCCAGCTTTGCGGCTGCGGCTGCGGCGAACATGCCGCCGTCGATGAACGACGCAACCGCGTCAGCAAATACAAGAGCGGCCACAACAGCAAGACGTCGCACCCGATGCAGGGCAAGCACCACACCGAAGAGACGCGGGAGGTTCTTGCTTCGTATTCCGGCGAGAGGGGGTCCGCCTACCGGCACGGCTGGTCGCGCACGCCGACCTATAAATCGTGGAACGCGATGGTTTCCCGCTGTTACACCGAGAGCACCGCTTCGTATCCGTGGTACGGCGGGCGCGGAATCACCGTCTGCGACCGCTGGCGCACATCCTTCGAGAACTTCTTGGAGGACATGGGCGAGCGGCCGAGCCTTGACCACTCCATCGACCGGATCGACCCCGACGGGAACTACGAGCCGGGAAACTGCCGGTGGCTGACCCGCGCCGAGCAGAACGCCCGCAGAAGAGACCCCGGCGGCTGGATCAGGCGACGCGCCGAGCAGGCCGAGCGCGAGGGAGCGTGAGCGATGTACATCAAGCCGTGGTGCCATGATTGCGAATGGCGCGAGAATCCGGAGATCATGCTCCGAATGATGGAGGAACGCCTCCCGTTCATGAGCGCGTCGTTCATGAGATACGGCCGGCCGCCGATGTATGACCAGCATCGCAATGCGTGGGTCCAGACGGGCGACGAGGACGAGCTTCGCCGCATGACGGAGCATGTTACCTGGGAACCTTCGTGAAGCAGCCATTATCATCCGCGCTCCACCGCCTGATGCCATGCCTGAAGATTGAGCCCGCAGTCCTCCACCCAGTCCGCCGCCCGCACATGCTCGCGCCGCGCCCCGGTGGGGTTTCCGCGCCAGTCCCCGCCGACGACGAGGAACCGCTCGGGCAGCGTCTGGTGGTCGGCGAAGCACCGCTGCCGCGCCTCGAAGCGGAACACCGTCATGCCGTCCGCTGTCCGCATCTCACGGAACGTGCGGCCCGACGACTGGCGGATGTA